ACCGTCTGGCAGTTTAATGTCACGGATTGGCAAGCCTAGATAGCCTTGTGACTTTCCAAGCACTCGCGTTGCGTCATTGATCATGTTGATTATCATCGTCTAGAACCTTGATTGGTAAGTTAGTCGGTTGGATGAAACGCAGCATATTGAGAGCTTGTTCGGCTAGAGTATCGCCCGACAAAGACACTCGCCGTTGCGGAATGTAGAATTCGTTTTCTTTCGTTGGATGCCAGTTTGTGAAAGCTGGCATCGGTGTCCCCATGCCGCTCCAATCATCGCATAGTTCGGGAGCGTTTCCGTAACAAGCAAATACGAAACGCCGATTAAAGGAAGGATGACCTAACGCGAAAATGCTGTCATTAATGTTTAGCTTGTCGCCGGCCCGTTTTACCGTAACCGCCAGTTGTGGGCCATTGTTGGCGTTAACGTGAATGGTGGTTATCTCACATGAATAACCTTCGCGTTCCATGACATCAACCATTGCGGCAATGGCAATGGAGCGTACAAGCATCATTTGAGCACTTATATTGCTCGGTGTGGAGGCTTCAATAAATATACAGGCCGTTCGCCGTCCTTTGACAGTATCACGACGCCGCATCGCCATTGGATTGCCCGCTAAGAGGCGCGGAACAGACACAACACCACCAACTGCGCTGTAGCGATGCCCTCGCTTGACAGCATGTTGCATTGATATCTTTTCGACAATTTCTGCGACATCGTCGGATAACTCAGGGATGCCGTTACGAGCTAAGTCAATAGCTTCGTCCATATCTTCGCTGCCGGACCAAGTGCCGCGATCTATACGCCAACCGGGGTTGCGCTCATAATCTCGCTTCACTTCGTCGGACGTAGCTTCTATGAAATCAATCATGGCGGGAAGCGACGAAAAACCCATGAATGCGCGTGGTGTTTTCTCCGCAAAATAGCCGTGGTATGTCGGTTCGTCGCCATAGAAAGCGCTGTGACCGACTTTACTCGGTTCGCGCCGAGTAGTCGTGATTAAAGTTTTTCGAGCTTCTTTAACTCGGTCGAGTGCATCCTGTCGCGGGTTATCTTCTGTCTTAATTACACCGCTTCCACTGATAATGACACCCGGCCAGGATTTGATGAGCGCCAATTGCGCGTCACTCGGCGCGAACATGGTCCATTGTTTTGTGTCGTTATCCCAACGCGCACCGAATGACTTTAATTTGTCACGATAATCAAACGTGCGCCCGGTTATCGTGTACGGCATTCGTATATCGCTCCAAGCTTGCGTAATCCGCGCGACATTCTTACGGCATCGCCGCTGACAATGTCAAGCTTTGCAACGTGTTCCAATGGCCCGTATTTATCCGTTAATATGGCGCCTAATTGGAGCGCTAATTCCTTTTTGGTTAGCGAAATATCGAAATGAACCCATGAGGCTTTCGGCGGCGCCTGCAACCATTTGCGAGCGATGCCGATGCGATCGGCAATTAACATTAATTCGTCGATGGTGTCTGCCCACATATGGCACATGATCATGCGCCCGAATGAATGACGAACATCGTCGACATAAACGGTCAATGGCGCGGCGTCCGCTCGAATTCAGCTAGATTGACGCACCACCATTGGCCATCGACACTCTTACAAACAACTGTTGTTGCAGCTTCCATGTCGTCAGTTTCTTCGCCGTCATCGTCAAACATATCGGTGATAGGCGACACGCTGCCGTCGTCAAAAATGACGAGTTTATCAGTATAATTGACGGCGTATGGTGCGCTCATTCGTCTGGTGTCTCGATAAAGAGTAAAAATTGCTCCTCGTCTGCGAATTGGTTATTACCGTCATACACGGCGAGCCATGCCGTGTATCCGTCCAATATCGCAGCGTCGCTGTGATTGGCGAGTTGCGGGAATTTGAAGCGGAGTGCAGCAAGCTCGCCTTCGCGGATGAGTTGGCGACCACGAGCCGTCAGCACATTGCTGCGAATGGCATCGGCCATATTATCGACGTCACCGATTTTTAGCGGCATTGTGCTTCCCTCCACGTGTCGTCATGTGAGTATCCAAGGCACTTCAAAAGATTGAAACGTGCCATCAGGGCAGTCTTACGACTATGGCGCTGCGACCAAATAGCGCCAGCAATATCGCCGCGTCTTATGTCGTGTTCAACCATCTTATACGCGAATTGAGCATTTTGCTGTTCATGCACTGCAAGTGCTTCGTCAATCGTTCTGATAGGCATTACTCTATGCATCAATCTTGCTCCTATCGCCCGCGCTCATTCCCTTGAACAAGTGCATTTCTTCAACCTCTATGCGTTCGATGCCGATAGCCAGGGCAGCGCTTCCGTTGATAATAGCACGGCTCGAAACGACGTGACGAATTTTGCGTTCCGTGACACGTTTGCGGACATGTCGAACGCGCTCAAGCCAGTCGGTGTTAGTGCCGGCGAACATTGCTTCTAATGCAGCATCATAATCGACATTGATAGTCGCGAAACGATCGAGGCTCGCAGCGTCCAATTCATTGCGCCCGACGTATACGCGATCGGCGCCACTACCAAACGTATTGGCGGTTGCGATCATACGAAAATCAGTGTGCCTGCGGAGTGGTTCGGGATTGTCGGGGAAATTGGCAAAGCCGTTTGCGAGCGCGCTATTGGCCGTCAAAAGCGCTGACGCGTCCCACGCGTCAATTTCATCGGCAACCCATACGCCGCCATTCTGGAAGGCACGGCGGAATGGCGTGTCATGATATTTTCCATAGCCGTCGACAAAGCCTAGCAATTCGTGCGGTTCATTGATTGTGCTGGTGACATAGAACGGTAGTTGCAGCGCTTGCGCGGTATGTTCCGCAATGGTCGTCTTGCCGCAACCGGCTGGCCCGACAAGCATGATATTCTGGCCAAGCCCGGCGACCTTGATGACCAAGGGCGTGCGCGCGTGCGTGGCGCCTTCAATGACGGCGACGCCGCGCGGGCTGGTCACTTCGATGCGCGTCGGCGGAATGCCTGCCACAGCCTCGCGCACGGCTTCACGGACCATAGTGCCCACGGCGTCCATATCAACGATGGGACGGATAAGAGAGCCTGCGAGCCTGACGAACATTTCCGCTGGATCGATAGGCGTGGGCGTGGCGCGTTCGCCGCTCGCGTGGTATCTGTTTGTCAAATCTATGAGCGAAACAGAGCTTGCTTCAATCGGGTCTAAGCCGTCCGTAATTGCCCATTGGCGCAAATAATGACGGTTATCGGCGGTGCAAACGAATGAGGCCGGATCGCCTAATTTCTTTTCCAATTCCGCCCGGTTCATTTCGTATGCCTCATGTGTGTCAATCAACGTGTCTCTAGCAGGGTATCAAATGTCAGGCAAGACATTTACGGCGCAAGTTGACGATATAATTCGCAATGTTGAAGCGAGAATGACGGCGCTCGTGCGATCATCCGTAAATGATGTCATTGAAGATGCTCAAACGCCGGTTGCGAAGGGCGGCAACATGCGTGTTGACACCGGATTTTTGCGTAATTCCGGTATGCCATCGCTCAATGGTATGCCGTCCGGCCCGTCACGTCCTGAGAGTAAGGTGCCGGGAAGCTATACATATAGCGATTATGCCGCAAGGCTGGTGATTGCCAATTATCAGCTAGGTCAAACCATTTATTACGGTTGGACGGCGAATTATGCGAAATATCGCAACGCCTATGACGGGTTTTTAGACAACGCGGTGCAGAAATGGCCGCAGATTGTTGAGCGTCGTGCCAATGAGCTTAAGCAAAGGATCGTCAGTTGACCAAACCGACCGAAGTTGAAGTTACAAAGGCGCTCATCAAAGGGGCAATGGCGGCAATTGCTTTGACTTCGCAAGCAGCGTTGCCGATCAGCGTGCCAGGGCGGACCTTTGCACCGGATATTCAAAAGTTTTGGGAAATCGTGCCGCTTTTAAACGGCGCTAGTGCAACCTATTGGGATGCAAACGAGACATTTCAAGGTTCATTGCGTGTCATTCTGCATTGGCCGAATGATGATAGCGGAGTGTACACCCAAATGAGCTATCTTGCAGAGCTTAAGGCTCATTTGCTCAAGGGCACATATCTCATAAATGGCCCGGCAAAGGTGTTGATTTCTGATCATCCGAACATAGGCAGCCCTATACTCAATGGACAAGAAACGCTGTTTCCGCTAACGATACGGTATCAGTGTTATGCGTCGCCGTAAACCCGAAGGATCAATCATGCGCGCTC